GTAGCAAAGCAGTTACCATACTGGATGTAGTCGTTCAGGATACGGCTTACAGTGTTCTCAAAATCTGATTGACGAATCTTGTTCTGCATGTATGACTGAATAACGTCACGCTTGCTTTTCGTGTCAGAGTCTTGGTCATTAGCTTCAAACCGGAACCACCGCTTCTGTGGGAACAAAGCTGCAAAGTAGTTTGCGTGCAGGTTGTCTGCAATCTGTGTCAGCTTTGGTGTGGTGGTGCTGTTAGTCCAAGGCAGCTTACTGTTGGATGTAGTCCGAGTATCCGTAGCATAAAGATAGTTACGAAGTTCTTTCCACTCTTCGATCTTCTGACGACGAGCATTATTCCAGTCAGTCCACTGCTGTGAAATCTCTGCAGCCATGCTGTGAGGATCAAGAAACATTTCCAGATCAATATTTGTTCCAGCCATTAGAAGCTAACTCCACCGAATCTTTGATTGAACTGGACAACATTGCTTTTCTGTTTACGAACAGAACGTGCAGGTTTCACAGCCATGTCTACAACAGAAGCTAGAGCATCAATAACGTCATCGTGCGGAGGGTTGCGAGATGACAACTCTTCTTCTAGGATTTGAGTATTACCACCACGGTAGTGCCAGATACTCAAGTTATCATACCGAGGCTCAAGCACAGCAGCTATACGTTCTTGCTTGTTACCTTGGTTTTTGTTTGGTCTGTATTCTTCTATACTGATTGACAAACCGTGTTGCTTGATAAGTTCTTTTAGCTGCTTAACGATGGCCATCTGGGCTACCGTTGTTTCTGCTCTCATCTTACGGAACGACCACTTGTTTGACAAATGAAGGATGTGTTCAAAGTAATCTGAAATACGGTCAGTTCTAAAACGATCAATATCTAAAACATAAACATTGTTGTCTGCGTCAATACCAACAACAACGATTGCCGTGTAGTCAGCTTTCTTGCTAAGGCTAAACGCAAAGTCAACAGCAGCAAAGACATTCAGACGATTGTCACGGAAGAACCAGTAACCATTCTCTTGGCGTAGGTGCTTCTGTTCGTAGTATTGGAACTTGTCAGAACCAACAGGAACATTGTCTGGGTCAGATGGGTCGTTGTAATACTGCGCCCGGAACTGACCTTTGTCTAGATACTGACCACGTTTCTTAGCCAGAACCTGCATGTTAAACCCAAACCACTTACCGTCCTTACGCTGGGAACGAGGCCATAGGAATTGACCTGTGCCATCCCCACGATCTTCTACTGGCCTTTCGAAGATCTCGTAGATATTCTCTTCGCCAATCTTCTCACCTTCTTCAGTGAAGATGTCTTCTGTCATTTGCAGCAGATCGTTGTAAAGGTCAGCGGGATGATAACGTGTCCCTACAACCCACTCCTTTGCGTCTGCACCTTCGATAGATGACAAAAGAGAGTATTGACTTTTTACTTTGTTGCGACCTTCACCCGTATAGGCGTTCTCGTATACAACAACATCATCAAGAACTGCAATGTCACAGTGCATCCCAGTAAGGGAAGTAGTAAGACCACCAGTGAAGACAGAAGGGTCACGGACGTTCTCTTTCTTACGTAACGGATGATCCAGGGCAATCTCTGAGTTTGTCCACCGTGTGCGTTTGCCTTCGTCAGGGTTGACGTGATCAGGCCAGTAACGACTGTAAGTGTCAGAGGTAAGGATACCCTTGATAAACCCTAGCTGTTTCTCCGCAAGATTTGCGGTAGCAGAGATATATAATATCCGCAGAGTAGGATTTTTAGTTAGCTCCCACGCAACCCGGTAAGCAATCAGACGAGACTTACCATGGTCACGAGGGAACAAAAGTAGTTGGTGGCTCTTGGCATCTGGTCGTGTCCACCAGTTACAAACATCTTCATGGCATTGGCCAAGGACTTGTTCTGGTGCCACTAGCTTAATGAAAGTAACTAGGTCACTCTCAGCAGCTTGTCTGATTTGTTCTAGTGTAGCCATTTTACCACTTGATAATTAAACTGTCAATAGTTAATTAAGCCATGAATACAGTTTTGCTGTTAAAATCACGGTTATCTGAAATACGTAGGACAACAGTACCAGAGGTAAATTCGCCAGTCTTGACACCAGCACGGTAGTACACTTCCTCTGCGTCGAAGCCTACACCCTCGTAGTTGCTGGTGAAGGTATCTACGTCAAACCAGTCAGTGCCATTCCAGCTACGCTGTACAGTTACGGTAGCAGCCCAGGTGCCAGAGATGGACAGGTTGAAGTGACCGATAACCTGGATCTTGTCAGTGAATGTGTTCTGTGCAGTGATGTCAGCAGTTACGTTAGCCATGATTAACCCTCCTGCTGAGCAGCAGCATAAGCTGCCTTGGCTGCGCTAGTAAATACAGCAGCGGCAATGTCTGCAACGTCTGCATCCTCTGCCGACAGGTCAGCATCAGGCGTCAGCACATGGCGATGGAAGGTGCGGCTGATCTCCACGCCATCCTCTGCGATGATCGTTGCCGTGCGAACCTGAACGCATGGGTATCCTGCCGCAAGCTGCAAGATTTCTATTTTGTCGTTGATGCTGGTTTTCGTAAGTGCCATTTCGTGATCTCCTTATGCTGCTGCGGCAAATTCGCCGAAGTATTTTTCTGCTGCTTTGACGTATGCAGCGTGAGCCTCTTCTGCGGTTTTATAACGGCCAAGAGCAATGCGGCGACCGTTTACCTTGATCCCAGCCTGCCACAGGTTTCGTGCTTTGTCGAAGGATGCACCTTTGAGGCCAGACGTGCTGTGGCTCGGAACTCCAATGTTGCGGCAGTTTTCAGACCGTGTTGCAGGACGCAGGTTTTCCCAACGATTGTCGGATGGATCACGATTGATATGATCAACCTCGTTTTCAGGCATGGCACCAGTCATGTAGAGAAACGCAAGACGGTGCAGCAGATAAAATTTACCATCGATGCAAACACGAGAACGTCCTTTTGGCTTTGACTTGCCAAGAACCGTCCCTGCCTTTGCATTAGGGCCAGCATCCTTGATGCGAGTGAAGACGCCTGAAGCTGGATCGTAGTGAACCAGTTCCTTTAATCTGTCTTGCGTTACGTTTGCCATTTTACCTCCTTGGCTGGACTGTCCACGGTCGAACCGTATTAAGCTGTGATTGCTCCAAATGTTTTCCACGTTCCCGGCGTTCCCGCCGTTGTGCAGACCCACCCAATATAACCTCCAGCAGATGGGCTTGTATCAAATACACGATCCCCGACAGCCCACGCCCCTGTAGTCGGTGCGGCTGAAGCCCAAGACTTCTTGTAAATAAGCCCAGTGTTGGCAGTCCGTGAACCTTCAAGGATGTATCCGCCAACTTGGCTCCAGACATTGTTAAACGTCACTCGACCAGTGGAGACACCAGAACTAAACACAACTGGCGTTGCTGTGTTGAACGAACCACCATTAACTATGATATGCTTAGGCGCAAAATAGTTATGGTATAAATCTGCGCTGGACTGAAAGTTGTTTCCGTCCATGCAAATTGTCTGGCCAGCGTTCCCGAAAGATACGGTAACCCTTTGAAGGAAACAGTTGTCGTTTACATAGACAATATCGTTGATAAAGTCATCGAATGTCACCGTGTTTTCAAAGTAGTTTTCGGTAATAATTGTCCCAATGGAAAGGCGATTGAAAGTTGGGGTGCAACCATAGAAATGGTTCCCAGAAACCAGCATCCCAGCCATAGATGTAAAGGCGGCATTTCCGCCAAAAACAAGATTGTTTGTGAAGATCATGTCAGTGGTTTTCTGCCCAACTGAGGACATAATAAACGACAAACCACTACTGCTACCGTCGATGCGGCAGTTCATAACTTTGTTTTCAACAAGCGTAGAAACGCAAGCAGAACCGCTGATACCATCAGACGTGATACGCAAAGCAGCGCCCGTTCCAGATGCAGGCCCAGTAAATCTGCAATCAGTTAGTTCTGAAAAATAACCATACAGAACAAATACATTTTCTGTAATTCCGTTTCCACTAAATCCAATACCATCAACATATATTGGATCACAACCAAATGTGCTGTTCACCACATATGAACTTGATGCAATCAAATATTTTGTGTTTGAAACAGCACCAGACCTTGCAACTAGAACAGTCTGATATTGACCATCCCCTAGAATAGACATGCGTTTGTTTGGAATTGTGATATTCCCAACAGAGTAAACACCATACGGTAGGTAAAGCGCACCGCCATTGGGAACGGCATCAAGGGCTTCTTGAACAGGAGATGTTACATCAACGTTCTGGGTTCGAGCTATTACATCATCAATCTGAGCCTGCGTCATAAAGTCAAAGACATTGATCGGATTTCCGACCTGCATACGACTGTGAACTTTAGTAAGAGCCATTGTTCGGTTCCTTATGCTTTATATACCGCAACGCCAGCCAAGACGTTCGATGAACCAGACCCAGACCAAATGGTCTTTTGCGATGGTCCAACCTGAGTAGCACTGCCGTTATTTCGACCGTATATTTTGAAGCTGGATGTCCCAGAAATTACTCGACCATGAATTTGATCGGCTGCAATATTGCCAGTGCATTCAGTAATATGGACATATCCATTTTCAGTTGCAGCAAATGGAAGAACACCAAAACTGGTATCTCCAGAGCCAGTATTTGCGCTTGTCCATTCGTAACGGAACCAAGCAGTTACCATGTCTCCGACTTTTGTATAACGGCCAAACTTGCTTGTGAATGTATAGTTTAGAGTAAGCCCACTAGTGTCAGCACTGAAAGAACCCTCTTCATAGTCATCGAACAGTTCGCTTGTGCCAGTGCCAGAGGTGGCAGAGAAGTCGATGCCTCTACCTGCGGCCATGACAAGGTTTGCGCCGTTGAAGAACATCTCTGTCGTGCCGCTGGTGTTCTTAAACGACACCACATTGGTCGAACTGATCGACACAGCAGATGTGTTGTTGGTGACCAGATCAATAGTGCTCGTCCCCTCAAGTCTAAGGGTGTTTGCGTTCCATCCGATCTTGGCGTTTATCCCTGTATTGGTCGTGTCGTTAAGCTCAATGGCTCCGAAGTTCGCATTGGCTCCGCTACGGTAAAGTTCCAGCATTGCGCCAGAACCTTCCATGATGATCTTTGAAGGCGTTGCAGTGCCACCGTTGATGGCATTACCAGACACGCTGTCAGGAGGGACAGACACTGATCCTTCGACCGTCAGATCGTTGAACGTAGGGTTGCGACCAAAGATGCCGCCTTGTTGCTTAATCGTCATGCGTCACCTCACATTGCAGCAATGATGAAAGCCAGAAGTTCTTCATACCGAACCCCAAGCCGTGTTTTTTCTTCGCCAGTTTCTTCGTCCGTCCAAGTGTCGGAGCAGAAGATACCATACTTCTCTGCATCAAGACCATTTGCCTCAAAGGCAGTTTTTACCTCCTGAGCAATCACACCGACGTGGATGCGGGCCTGATCTCCTTTAGCAGAAACGGCATCCTTGAAGCGGAACTTCTTGACCAGACCTTTAATTGCAGCAGCCGTGGCAAGTTCGGCGGCTTCGAGAGATGCAATATCTTGCTTCTCATTTTCATCTGACGTGTTGATGGTTCCTGTCGCAGCATAGACAACAGACCAACGGTTCCCTGCCGTCCCAAGCGTCATGGCGTTGTCTGGGTTCGGGAAGAGACGTGTTGCGTCTGCGTATAGGTTTCTGGTTCCGTTGATGTAAAAATCAAAGGAAGTCAGTGCCTCATGGCGAATAACGCCAGAATTCCACCCAATCCGACCGAAGTCGTTAGCATTAGTCCCATCACGGAAGCGGATGCCGTTGAAGTTCACAGTCGATCCGCTGCGGTAAATATCAACGCCAGTGTTAGCCTCTGTGTTCACAGTGACATAAGCATTGCTGCGCTTTGCAGAGTTAATGCCAATTCCAGCGTCACCCTGAAGCCAGTCATATGCACCAGTGCTGGACGCATCGACGTTGCCCAAAAGCTCATTTACAAGCACAGTTTTTGTCGAGCCACTGTCCACAAAGTAACCACCGCCAACGGCGAGAAGAACCGCATTTGAGCTGATTGTGGTTTGCTGAGAGCGACCAACAAGAACGGGCATTTCGCAGTTAGAATTGAAGAAGTTCTCAGTAATGCTGTTGCTATACGCTTTCGAAGAACCGCCGCCAAATGTAATGCCGCAATCATCAATGGATACGCCGACACCACCAGTCGTGGTGCCACTATTTGCGATAGCTTCAAAGTAACATGTGTCTACGCTGAATGCTGCAATCCGACCAAGAAGGTGTAGGCCCACAGCTTGTCCCTGCCACTTCAAAGTCTGAGACGACAACCCTTCTGGCGTTGCAGTTGTGTCGGTATAAGGTGCGTATGTTTGCGGCGTCCCTTGCTTTAGGATTTGCTCGAAGTTGCAGTTGATAAACTTGTTTGCGTAGGCGTGAGCGGCAGAGATTGCCCGAATGTGAACGCCCATGCGACGCATGTAAACAGTCACAACGGTGTCGAAAACGTTGTTGTTGAACCCACCTGCTGCAACCTGAGCAACCACCTGATGACCAGATGGACCATAAGTATTTCCAACGGTCACGGTTTCGCCAATGATCCCAATGATGCCTTCACTGGTCGTAGCGTTGTAGTCTTCAGACCTAATTTGGATGTTGCGGAATGTGTTGTTCCAACCGCCAAAGAAGTGCATGCCGACTTTGCAGCCGTAGATTGCTAAGTCTTCAAACAAACCATGTGTGACAGGATTTGAAACAGCCCCATATCTGTTGGTGATTGCCGCCTCCGCTGCACCACCACCATCAAGCTGCAAGTTGCGGACCGATGGAGAAACGATCCCATAGTCAGCAACACCTGTGTCGATGTAACCAATCTGGATCAGGTCAATATTTGCGGACGCTGAAATCTTTGAGCCACCAGACGAAGAGCCCAAAAGAGTGATGTTGTGAGAGATTACAACAGGGGAAGTGATCTTATAATTCCCGTCAGGGAAGTAGACTGTCCCGCCGCCGTTTGCATATCGTGCAGGATCGTATTCCGATGTCGCAGAAGGCAGACTATCAATCGCAGCCTGAATAGCCGCAGTGTCATCAGTCACGCCATCACCGACAGCGCCAAAGTCTTTGACCGAAATAAACTCTTGCAGCTTGTTTTCAACGGTGGTGGTTACTGCACCAATTCCACCCTGGTTATAGTCTACGTTAGCTGAGCTAGTACCAGCAACATCAAGAGAACGAGCTACAACAATCTCAATGTTTGAATTTAAAGGAGGGGCCTCAGAGAAAGTCAGAGTAGTTCCTGAAGTTTCGTACCCAGCTTTGTTCTGATAAACACCATCGATATAGACTTGTGTGTTATCTTTGATGAATGGCTGGTAGCTCATGGTGTAAGATACAGTAGACCCATCACCAGTATAGTTGTCAGAATATAAAGTAGCGCCTGCGGCATTTAAGCTAGAGGCGCTAACTAGAACACCATCCAACCGTAACGAACTAGCATTGACTTCTTTTGCGTTCAATATGTCATTAGAGTTCATATCGAAGTCGGCATTCATAGCATTGGGTGTGCTACCGTCTAATGACAAAGTATTGTCAAAACCATCACGAAGAGCCTCGAAGTTTGCATTCAAGGCTGTCGTAGATGTGTAACCTGACGTAATACTGCTGATCGTAGGTTTCTTAGCCATAGATTAGTTAACCTTAATCCCGAGGCGGGCCGCATCCTCTGACAAAAGAGAAAGAGCCTGCTTGTTCTGTTCTTCTTCTTCTTTTGCCTGAAGCTTCTTCTTAGCTTGAGAAGCATTGTCTTTATCCAGCCAGCCCTTCTCAAGGAGAAGCTTAGCTGCACTAAAAGAACTACGTCCACCCTCCTTCATCTCCATGGCAATAGCCTGGATTGCCTGAGACTTGACCTTAACTTCTACTTCCTTACGCCATTTGTTGACATGAGGTTTGATCAGAGGGGACTTGCAAATGGTAGTCCAGATGTCCCAAGAACCAAAGACTGTCATAGCAAACTCATACTCGGTGGGATCACTAGGGACTATACTCACGAAGAGCTTGTGCAGTGACACATAGTGCTTACCGTGTGCTTCGATGTCATGTTCTTTGACAGTAAAGATAGCATCAGAAGGATCATGATAGCAAAGTTCGTAGAACAAGCTTTGTGTCCTGACCTTGCCGTTTGGTCCTTTGAGTTGGTCTTGTGTAAACACTTTCTTGCATCCTTACGGTTAGGAAGTCGTATACCTGAAAGTATAGCATAGTGTCTATCTGTATGTCAATAGAAAAAATTAANNAAAATGTGTGTATAATTTCTCTGTCGTTAGGCAGGCCCCATAGTATATAATATAGTATACTAACGTAAACCCTAACGTAGTTTGTAGGCTACGGTTAGTGTTGTTACTTGTTGTTGTTTCTTTACTAACGCTTATGCTTAACGTAAGCTACCAACAACAATAAGATAGAATCTTAAGGACAAGTCCAGATGCACCTCCCTTGGGTTGAATCCCTTGGGAGGTTTCTTTTTTGCATCCTTGGAATTTTACTGAGAAAATTTTATGGTGCATTGTACATACAAGAGGCTACCCCTAGACCCCCTGCCTTAGGGTCTGTCAAGATATCCTTTCGTATACCCCCGGGTATGCTTTGGTTTGCCTTGGCTATACCTTGGCCTGGCTTAGCTATCCTTGTGGTATTAGGATACCTCATATGGGAAATACACTAAGACCCTATCAGATCTCTGCTATCCTTTTGTATACATTGGATTATTCCTTGGCATTGCCTTGGCTTTGCCTTGGTATACTGCACATGCTTTGACCATGTTATACTATAACACGTTGTCAGCCATGCTATAAGCTACACATTATATATGCATTGGCACCATATACTTTCGAGACTCTAACCTATCCTTCGGTGATATTGTCTTTTTGTTTTGTTGGTGCCAAGTATTGTTCATCAGCAACGGCAAACAGCCTACCTATACGAAAGGATACATCATGGAAAACTTTTATATCAATGCGATGAATGTGCAGAACGGCCACACCAAAATGCACATCGTCAAGGGTGACAACAAGGACCACGCAATACAGCGTTTGGAAAGTGACGAGTATATCACAGAAGATGCCCCATACGGGTGGGAAGTAATGCACTACGAATTTGACGATTACTGCGAAATCTAAGGGTTGACATATCGGGGGCATTCGTGCCTAGGGTGCCCCTAAATATGCCAACACTAGCTGAAAGGTAAAAGCTATGACAAAAGAATGGACTGTAAAAGCAGCAACAGAAATAACCAGGATTAGTGCAGGCAATAGCAAGATGCCTGGTTCTACATTCAGCACAGATGCCTTTGCTTGTCATGTAGGCTCAAAGCTTGCCAAGGTCGAGGGTTCTGTTTGTTCTGGTTGTTATGCCCGCAAGCTTCAAAAGCTTAGACCATCTGTAAACAAAGGGTGGCAGGCAAACTACATCAAGGCTGTGACTATGATCAACAGTAATCCCGACAAGTGGGCAGACGCAGTAGCCTTCCAGATCATGCGGATAGCCAACAAGACAGGTGAAATGTATCACCGCTGGTTTGACAGTGGCGACCTAGACAGTGTGGAAATGCTGCGGGCTATTGTCAAAGCATGCGAGAAAACACCGCAGATCAAACATTGGCTGCCCACACGTGAAGCCAAGATAGTAAAGCAATACCGCAAGAAATACGGCCAAGAACCACAGAACCTTGTCATTCGGGTTAGTGCCACAATGATAGGTGACAAACCTGTTGCTGGTCATGCCCTAACGTCTACAGTGCATCGCAAGGGTTCTGTTGCACATGGTCACGAGTGCCCAGCACCAAAGCAAGGCAACAGCTGCGGTGACTGTCGGGCTTGTTGGTCTGTTGATGTGGCCAACG